AATAACTGAAAAAGGAACGAAATATAGAATTAATCAAGAATTAGTTAAAAAATTTAACAAAGTAGAAAAACCTATAGAAAAAGAAATTAAACCTGATCTTAAAAATTTAGAAGAACAACAACAAAAAATATTTGATGAAATAGAAGCTATGAGAGCAGATAAAGCATCTGGTTTAGAAATAGATCAAGCTAAATTTTCTGCTTTAGAAAAAGATTTAGATAAAGTTGAAACTACTATTAAAGAATTTAAACCAGAAGTTATTGGTAAAGAAGAAGTTGTATCCAAACAAGTAGATAAATTTACAAAATTTACAGCTCTTAAAAGAATCGAAGAAATAAATAGAAGATTAGAAGAATTAGATGCTACGCCAGTTACTAAAACAGTTAAGAGTATTATTGATATTAAAACTGTAAGTGAAGCAATAAAAAAATCGTTAAAAACAATTGTTTCTGGTAAAATTCCAATAAACAGTAATCTTTCTACAAAAAGCAATATAGTAAGACATATTTTAGATGGTTTATATCCAATTAAAGTGGATGTTAAAAAAGCGATAAAAGTAGGCGTTAAATTTAAAAAAGAGCAATTAACTCCTTACGAACAAGCACGTATTCAACCTGGGATGATTGGTAGGGCAATGTATTTTATTAAACATAATACATTAGATTTTAAAACTTTAAAACCAAATGGAAAAGGACTTTTTGATATTTGGTTGGATGTAGTAGAAAAAGGAAAAGTACTTGCAGATTTAGAAAGTAAAAGACGAAATATTCATCTTGATATACAAATATTAAAAAAGAATGGCCTTTTGAAAAGATTATTTAAAGGAGTGGATAAATCTAATGAGATTAAAAAACTTAAAGAAGAAGGAAGAAAAATTAATGCTTTAATTAAAGAAAAAGAAAAATTAATTAAAGATAGAAATGTATTAAGAGAATACGGGAAAGCTGGTGTAATGCTGGTAGAAGAAAGAGCAATTGAATTAGAAAGTAGAAAGAAACCTATTGAAACAGGGCGTGATATTGAAAATAGTAAAATAGTAGTTGAAGAATTAAAAGGAGAATATAGTGAAATGTCTAAAGAAACGACTGCATATCATGTTAGATTAGCAAAATATGTGGTAGATTCTGGCCTTATTTCTCTAGAAGCATTTGAAAGAATGGTAGAAATGAATAAACAATATGTACCTTTTAATCGAGTAATTGATCCAAGGGTTGAAAATGCTCATATTTTTAGCAAAGCAGTTCAAAATCCTTTTAAACGTATTAAAGGAAGTCCAAAAAAAATTTATGATCCTATTGAAACTACTTTTTTAAATACATTACATTTTGTTCAAATGGCTGAACGAAACTATGCGTGGAATATGTATTTTGATATGATTTTTGAGGCAAAAACAAAAGCAAAAGAATTAGGTATAAAAGACCCCTTTCCAGATATAAATATAGCTACACCAAAAGTTAAAGCTATTACTTTAACAAAAGAAGATTTAAAAAATGTTCTTATAGATATGAAAGGAGTAACAGACAAAGTTGCTGATGGATTTAAAGTTTTTAGGAAAGATGGACAAATTATAAGCGATACACAAGTTGCTACTTATAAAAATGGTAAACAAACAATATATGATGTGCCTATTGATATAGCCGCATCATTAAAAGGCATGAATAGATTTGATGCTGGATTAATTCGTAAATATTTTGGATGGCCTTCGAGATGGTTAAGGGCAGGTGCTACACTTGATCCAACTTTTATGGCTAGAAATTTTAGTAGAGATACTTTTTATGGTGCAGTATTTTCTAAAAACTGGATGTTTTTACCTATTTTTACAACATTACGAGGAATGTGGTTATTTGGTAGACACGAAAAAGGACAAAGATTTAGAGGTACGGAAGAGTATAGAGAGTTTTTGAAATCTGGTGCTATGCAATCACATTTGGTAACTATAGATCAAAAATATTTTAGAGAAGGAAAACTGATAGATGAGTTATTAAGTAGACCAGTGCATAATATTATCAATCCTTTCAATATAGGAGAAAATTTAAGAGCTTTATCTGAATTTTCAGAAATTGCATCAAGACTTGGTGATTTTGAATTAACAATGATACGATTAAGAAAGTTAAATAAAAAACTTCCTAAATCAGAACAATTAACCGAAAGAGAAATGTTAGAAAGAGCAGGTTTTGAAGAAAGGGATTTGACTATAGATTTTAGAAAGATGGGAATTGCTATACAGCCCATTAATCAAACGAGTGCTTTTTATAATGCAAGAATACAAGGTAATTTGAAAATATATGAAGGTTTTAAAGATAGATTTACACAGGTAGGAATTAAAACTTTTACTTGGATTGTAGCACCAACTATAGCTTTATGGTTATTAAATAAAGATAGTGAAAGATATAAAGCGTTACCACAATGGCGAAAAGATTTAGCTTGGAATTATGTAGCTTTTGAAGGAACAGATCGTGAAATTACATTCAGTTGGCCTAAAACACATACTTTAGCTCTTATTTTTTCATCCCTTGTTGAAAGAGTTTTAGATCAAATTTATAATGATGATCCCGAAGCAATAGACAATTTTATTAAAGAATGGTCATGGGAAGGACTTGTTCAAACAATACCTATTCCAGATATGATAAAACCAGCAGTTGAAGCATATGCAAATAGAAGTTTTTTTACTCATAAATCATTAATTCCAGAAAATTTAAAACGTGTTTTACCAGAATATCAATTTACACCTTATACAAGTGAAGTAGCTAAACTTTTAGGTCAAGTTATTTCTTCAATAACATTTGGTTATACAGGGGGTATGGCTAGTCCGATATTAATAGATAACTGGGTTAATGCTTGGACAGCAGGATTAGGTAGACACGCAATAGCAATCATAGATAAAGCATTAGAAAAATCTGGTCTTGTAGTACCACCTATTAATCCTTGGTCTGATAATTGGATTAAAAATTTATCTAATATGATTGTTATTAAGGCTTTTGTAGTTCGTAGTCCTAGTTCGAGTTCTGAACATATAACTAGATTTTGGAATACTTATCAGCCGTTAGCTAAAAATTTGAATACAATAGACTTATTAAGGAAACAAGGTAAGTTTCAAGAAGCTATGAATCGATTTACTAAAACTGAAATAGAATTATCATTTTTAGAAGGATTTGCTGAAACATTGAGAAATAACTCGATGATGATTAGAAAAATATATGATTCTGATATTATGAAACCTAATGAGAAAAGTCAGATGATTGATGGGATTTATGAAATGATGATTTTAACAACTAAAAGTGCAAATAAAATGGTATTGGAAGTTAGAAATATGAGAAAAGAATTAACTAAAACACTTTCTTTACGAAAAACAGTTACAATATCAGAAGTAATAAAATTTCAAGAAAAATTACATGAAATACAAACACAGGATATAGAAAAGAAAGATAAAATACAGAAGAGTAATGAGGAAGTAAAAAAAGAAAAGGTAGCAATAACTAAAACATTAGCACAAGCAAAAATTGCTGATGACGAATATTATGCTTCCTTTCAAAAATTAATTGATAAAGATATAATTGCTAAAATGTATTTTAATCCGAATGATGTTATTTATCCATTAGGTCAGGATTCTGGAAAATATAATCTTGAAGGACAATATCTAATGGGAGTTAAATCATATGCAATTTATTTAAAATCAACTTATAAAGGAGTCGAGGAAAAGATAGCATCTGCATCAAGAATTAAAAAACAAATAGAAACTGGAGCTGATCCTTTTGTAATATATAGCCAACCTCCATCTAACCCTTCTGATGTAGAAAACTTCCTAACTATTTTACACGAAGCAAGGCATAAAGCATTTAATACTCAACCATTATTTAGAGATTTTATAAAGAAAAATAAGTTGGATGAAGAGATATTTAATCGTTTTTTGGATTTGAAATTTTTTGGTGATATACCTTCTGTTAAAAAGGAAGTTTCAGACTGGTTAAATGACCAAACATTGAATGGTGGTTATACAGATGGTTATAAAGGATTTAAAATAAAATATGATCCAATTATTCATCAATTTTTAACCAAGGTGGCAAAACAAAAGACTTATTCAACAATAGATTTAGATCAATGGGTTAAATGATAAAATTAAGAAGTAAATGTTTAAAAATCAAATGAATAATGGTATTATAGAATAAAAGAACTATGACAATTTCAACCACGATAATTAAAAATAGCTATTCGGGTGATGATAGTACAACTGTTTTTGCCTATGCTTTTAAGATAGTAACAACAGCCGATATAGAGGTTATTATTCGTT